CGAAGTGGTTCGGATAAAAGAAAACCTGCTCGGGAAGGCGTTGCTCGACAAGAAAGACATAATGAGCAGCGACAAGTTCGCTACCGCGCTGCGAAACTTGGGAGTTGAACCGCCAACCAAGACCAGCCCTACCACGGGAAAGGAAGTGTACGCATTTGCCAAGACGGACGAAGAGTTCTTGGCGTTGCAGGAACACCCCAACATCATCGTGCAAGCGCTCGTCGCTGCCCGGCTTGGCCTGAAGTCCACGTTGGAAGAAACCAGAACTGAACGTTTCCTTCAGATTGCCAACCGAGGAACCCTCCCTGTTCCGCTGCGGTATTACGCAGCCCATACAGGACGCTGGGGCGGATCGGACAAGATTAATCTGCAAAACCTGACCCGTGGTTCGGATATCAAGAAATGCATCTTCGCGCCGGAAGGTTATGTGTTCTGCGATAGTGACAGCAGTCAGATCGAGGCACGAACGCTGGCGTGGCTGGCTGGTCAGTTGGATTTAGTGGACGCCTTCGAACGCGGGGAAGACGTTTATCGAGACATGGCGTCCACGCTGTACGGCATAGACCCCGAAAAAATATCCAAGTCCCAACGCTTCGTCGGTAAGACCGTCATATTGAGTTGTCTTGCCGAAGGAACTCCGGTATTATGTGAGCGCGGTTGGGTTCCCATCGAGAAAGTGGAGCTTTCTGACCGCGTTTGGGACGGAGAGGAATGGGTATGCCACCAAGGGCTACTGAAAAAAGGCTGCAAAGAAACGTTAAATCTCTGCGGGCTTTGGTTAACGCCAGATCACAAAGTATTGTGCGGAACGCAGTGGCGGGAGGCTTACTTAGTAGCACACGCCGCCGATACCCTCTCCCAAGCATTGGACACCGGAGCGGCAAACTTACCGTCACAGGATATATCGTCGGAGAACGACGCGGTATCGAAGCCCTTATCGTCAAATGTTCCTGTGGTGGACCAGAATACACTGTGGACAAGCAGAATTTTAAGGCGTTCAAAAGTACACGCTGTAATGTCTGCGCTAAAAAATCTTCTACCGATACAAGGAAGATGTTTTGGGGTTACGCAGCCGCTATGCCGGACGATGGGCATCGGTCCCGACTTCTTAGCAGGCTCGCCGCAGCAATTACGCGCTGCCACAGCCCCACAAGCAAAAAGTTTGAACACTACGGGGCGCGTGGTATTCTTGTATGCCAGCAATGGCGGGAGAATAAAGCAGCTTTTCTCACACACGTTCAAACACTTCCGGGGTGGGATGATCCTGAACTGGAAATGGATCGCACCAACAACGACAAAGGCTACGAACCCGGAAACATTCAATTTGTCACCCGAGGCGCAAATATGCTTAACCGCAGAAAAGTTAAAATCCTCCAGACGGAACTTGATGACTTACGATCTCGCCTTAGCCGGGCCGAGAAACAGATACACAGTTGCCACAAATGCCGGACCAATTATTGTCCATAACTGCGGTTATTCAGTTGGCTGGGCGAAGTTTCAATCCGCCATGAAGCGTACCGGTGTGGACATGTCCGATGATGAAGCCCAACGCGTGATCCAGACGTATCGCCAACGCTATCCGTACATCCCGATGCTGTGGCGGCAGGCACAAGACGTTATCATGGCGATGGCCGGGGATCGTTCGCTTGATTTTGGACCGGCTGGCGTGCTTCAGGTGGAAGGCAAGAACGGGATCAAGCTCCCCAACGGCCTATATCTGAACTACCCGAACCTGCGCTGGGAAGACGAAGGCCCGACCAACCGCCCGCAGTTTTACTACGATACCAAGAAAGGTAAAGCCGTAGTTAAAACCAAAATTTACGGCGGGAAGCTGGTCGAGAATGTCTGTCAGGCATTGGCGAGAATTATCATTGGCGAGCAGATGCTGATGATAAGCAAGAAGTACAAGGTCGCGATGACCGTGCATGACAGCGTTGGAAGCCTGCTTCCGAAGCACGAAGAAGTAACTGGTAGAGAATACGTAGAACTGTGCATGCGGCTGCGTCCGTCGTGGGCACTGGACCTCCCCTTGAACTGTGAAGCCGGAACCGGCGCATCTTATGGAGACTGTTAATTGAGTAACGAAGAAAAACTACACGAACTAGTCGAACTAATCGTAGCGCGGCTGACGTCGCACCCTGAAGAACTGAAGAAGTGGAAGGGGCTGATCGACGGCAACAAACAATACTTCACGAAGGAAGAAAACGAAGCGCTGCGTGTAGTGGAACGCGAAGCCGCGCTGGGTGAGTCGCACAAGCACATGATGCGAACCATCTTGCAGGCGGACGAACCGAAGCCGGAGCCGAAGAAGTCGGGAGTTGGAATTACTTCAAGAAATTTGCTTGGTTCGTGGGAGCAGATACGCCAACAGCAAATACTGACGGAAGAACAACACAGACACGAAATGGAACGCCTGCAAAAGCTTTACGAGATGGACTCTAGGAAATGGACAGGCTCATGGTGAGCGACAAAACCGTATGAAAATAGTCCGCAGACTTAAAGAGTTGGGAGCGGAACTGGGGTTGGAATGTCTTGGTCTGGAAGATCGCAGCAAGCACTTCAAGCTCATGTTCAGGAACAAGCAAGGCCAGACATATGGTGTGACATTGCACAAGACGAAAGACGAACCGTTCCGGATAACGGCAATGAACATGGAGAAGCAGTTGCGAAGGTTTTCTGAAGGTAAGGAAATGTTCAAGTGAGCACACCATCAGTAATGATTGCCACGCCAATGTATGGTGGCATGTGTACCGGCCACTACGTGGAAGGGCTGCTGAAGACAATGAGTAAACTAAGGCAGAACAATATACCCGTGTTCTGGGCGCACATCATGAATGAAAGTCTTATAACGAGGGCGCGTAATGAACTGGCGAGAGTTTTTCTCGAAGGAGACTGCGACTATCTCATGTTTATCGACGCAGATATCGGTTTCGGCGGTGATGATATTCTGCATCTTATGGCTGCTGACAAAGATGTGGTCTGCGGTCTGTACCCTAAAAAGGAAGTGAACTGGGAACAGGTGAAGAAGGCGGCGCGGGACGGGAAGGATGATCTGCAAGATCACGGCGGTAGTTTTGTCTTTAACATGATCGGCGCTGCTGACGCTGCGACCGACGAAAGCGGTGTGGTCGAGGTGAGACATGCTGGTACGGGTTTCATGCTTATCAAGCGGGGGGTATTTACCGCGCTGGCCCCTCACGTTCCTACCTATCGTGTATCTACCCACAAGGACGCCGAAAATAACTACGTCAAACCCTTGACACATGAGTTTTTTGCGACCAGTATAGACGATACCGGAGCGCTTCTTTCAGAAGACTACCATTTCTGTGAACTGGTCCGGGCGCATGGGGGGAATATTTTCGTCCACCCATTCATTAAACTGGAACACGTTGGCACGTACGTCTTCGGCGGCGACATTCTTAAATCAGGCGGTAAGCTACTGTGACATTTGTTTGGACAGAGAAAAACATCACGACACTGAAAGAGAAATGGGCTGCCGGGAGTTCTGGGGCTATAATCGCCAAAATCCTTGGCACCACCCGTAACGCCGTTATTGGTAAGGCACACCGGCTTAAGCTTCATCGCCGGACGCCAGATGTAGTTCGGGAGAGCAACATGGCAAAGAGAGTGCGAGATCGTAAGACTAAAGAGAAGAAAGTGGGGACCCCGAAGGGTAGCCCGGTGCCCCCGACGCCGGTTGCGGATACAAACACGCTTACTCCAACGGCAAAGAGCCTGCGTGATCTGGGTAACACCGACTGCCGCTTTCCGATTGGTGAACTGAGCGAACCGGGTTCGGGCTTCTGCGGTAGGACGAGCGATGGCAAGTCGCCGTATTGCGAGACGCACCATAAGATTACTTCAACGCCAGTACAGGGTAGGTTTCAGTAACATGTCAAAAGCGTCGTCCACAAAGAAAAGCGTATCGCTTTTGACAGACGGAGGTTTATGGTGGGAAGTAGCTCAGCGGTAGAGCGCCTGACTGTTAATCAGGATGTCGGTGGTTCGACCCCACCCTTCTCAGCCATTTAAAAAGGAGCCACAATGAAAGCATGGCTGATTGATACGATTTTTGTCTGGTGGGACTTCCTGCCGCCGAGCGTCCGCCGCTGGGCGGAAGCTAACGACCATATCTGAGGAGCGGAAATTGTCACCCGGCAAAGCCGCCTACGAACAACGGAAACAGCAGAAGAAGGATTTGAAAGTGGCCCAAGAAGACGCCTTTGAGAAACGCCAGCGCCGTGAAGCGGCAGCGGACACCGCAACAGACCTGATCTTGGTCGCCGTGACCGCCTTCCTGAAAGGCGAGGCCGCGTTCATCGTGACCGAAGGGCCGCACGGATCAAAGGTCGTCGCCTTCGGGTCCATCCCTTCCAGTTCAACCCCCAGCTAGAGACGAGCCAAAAACCATGCAGGGAATGTTCGATGATTTCTGGAAGGTGCTGGGCGCGATTGCTGCGGTTGTGGTCGCCGCTGCGCTTGGCGTCGGCTTCCTGCTGGGGCGGCTATGACCGGGCTTCACGGCTTTGGCATCCGCAGCGTTCCGCCTTGCGGCGACTGCTACGACGATGGCATCTGCTCCATGAACTGCGGGCCGAAGGTCACGCCGAGCAAACCGGACAGCGAGTCCGTCCATCGTTTCTGGCGCGGGCATATCACCACCCTTTCCCAGCAACCCAAAAACTAGACGAGCCCTAAATGAGCGAAGGTAGCAAGATGTTAAAACTCGCGCACGACACGGTTGTCGAGCGTGGAAAGGTCTACGGAAACGCTAAGGAAAACATGGAGCGGACTGCTGGTCTGTGGTCAGGAATAATGGGCAAAGAAGTAACGGGGGCGCAGGTTGCTTTGTGCATGGCCCAAGTTAAGTTTGCGCGTCTTATTGAAACGCCTGACCATAAGGATAGTGTAGTAGACGTAATGGGCTATATGGCGGTATATTGGGATTGTGTTGAAGAGGGAGAAACGGAATGAAGCTCGCACTCAAAATTGTGCCTAAAGAGAAGAAGCTCAAGCCGTCTTACGATCCCGCACGTGGTGTGGCGCGATTGGTTCGGCTTCGCGAAGCTCTTTTAACCGGCGCGGTGCAGTTCGTGCTCGAAGGCAAAGAAGGTACCCGCAACGACCGTATACGCAGGGCCAGTGAACTGACCGGTATCTCTCGTAGTCAAATCGAAATAGCGGTGGAGAAGTAAAGTGACGGACTACATTTCAACTAAAGCCTCCCCAGAAGAAAAGGAAACCGCCAAACGTCTGGCCGCCGAGTGGGCGCGAGACAGCGAGGTCATGGCCTTCCTTCTGCACAACTCAAAATCCGTTGAACTTATAAAGTCTAACGCCGCGCGTGGGATGTCCCGCCCGACCATGATCCGCATCTGGGGCGAGCGCCTTGTTCGTGCGGTGGTAGGATGAAAGACGGCTGGCCCGGCTGTGTTATTTGGTTTCTTGTGTTAGCATTTCTCGTTACGTATTGGCTTCTATTCCCGGGGGTTTTTAAGTGAGAGCACCGCTCGTTGATCGTCTTTGGGCTAAGGTAGAGAAACGCGGCAAAAACGCGTGTTGGTTGTGGCTTGGAGCGTCAACACCTTTTGGTCATGGCGTTATCGGTTTGGGCGAAAGAAACAAAGGCGTTGGTTACGTGCATCGTGTTGTTTATGAAAACTTGATAGGTCCTATACCTGAAGGGTTGTGCGTGTTACATAAATGTGACGTCCCGTCGTGCTGCAACCCCAAACATTTGTTCACAGGCACGAAAGCAGACAACAACGCGGACATGGCCCAAAAAGGTAGAAGTGCTAGACGCAAAAGCCATACACGGTTTACAGACAAGCAAATCTTACAAATAAGAAGCGCAGAGGGGTCACTTGCTGCGATTGGTCGGCGGTTCGATACAACGGCTTCGCATGTTCGAAACATAAAAAATCGGGTGTGTTGGCCAAATGTATAAAGGAACTCCTATGGCGTGGTCATATAGTAGTATTTCGACGTTCAAACAATGCGCAAAAAAATACTACCATCTAAAAGTTGCTAAAGATGTTCAGGATACTGGTAGCGAAGCTATGGTATATGGGCAAGAAGTACATAAAGCGGCTGAAGAATATATCAAGCACGGAATAGATATACCGGAGAAGTTTAAGATCATTGAACCGGTTGTCGAAAGCCTGAATAAAATACCCGGAGATAAACACTGCGAAGTTAAACTTGGGTTAACTAAAGATCACGACCCGTGTGGGTTTTTTGATAAGGGTGTTTGGTGGCGGGGTATCGCAGATTTACTTATCGTGAATGGCGACAAAGCGTATTCAGTTGATTTCAAAACTGGCAAGAGCGGTAAGTACGCCGACATGAAGCAGCTTGATCTGGTGGCTGGCGCGATCTTCTCGCACTTCCCAAAGGTCAAGAAGGTCAAGTCCGCGCTCGCGTTTGTCATTAGCGGTGAGTTTCTGACCAAGGAACACCGGGCGGACGAGCAGGAAGTTTACCTGTCCGTGTTCGACAAGGAGTTGGAGCAGTTGGATGGGGCGATGCTGAGCGGGGTGTGGAACCCGAAGCCATCCGGCCTGTGCGGCTGGTGCCCCGTTAAAAGTTGTGAACACCATAAGGAGAGATAAAAATGAGCTACGACCAACCCGAAGAAGAAAACCCCGATGAAGTGCAGGCAGCCATGAGTTTTAAGATGGTGGATAACGCCAAGAGTTTCGTCCGCAGACTACTGGATGAACACGATTTGGTTCGCCCAATTGCGGAAGACGCGGTTGACGATAAACTGAGCGACAGTAGAGTACAGAATAAGTTGGCGGACGATCTGTTTGGGTATATCCGTAACTCTTCAGAATTCCGTGAAGCAGTTAAAATTGTTATAAAAGACCAGATGAACAAGTACTAGGAGCCGGGCCGTGACGAAAAAATGGAGTTCGACGCGTAGTGGCGATGGCCTGACGAAGCGGGCGGCGTCAAAAGAGCAGCGGCGTGATGGCCGCACTAGCGCCAAGGACGCCTACGACCCCGATGCGTGGAAGGCATGGGACAAACCCCAACCACCCACAACACCAGAAGCTAAATAAGGAGGCACCCATGCCCTACAAGAACCCAAAAGACCGTAACTACAAAAAAGAATACGAAACGTACCACGACAGCCCGGAGCAGAAGAAAAACCGTGCTGCCCGCAACGCTGCCCGTGCTGGCATGATGAAGGCCGGTAAGGTCAAGAAGGGTGACGGCATGGACGTCGCCCACAAGAAAGCGTTCGACAAGGGCGGTTCCAACAAGGACGGCGTGCGTGTCGAAAAGGCCGGGGCCAATCGCTCCTTCAAAAGAGACAGCAAGCACAACCTCGTGTCTGAAGTTAGCAAGCGGGAACGGAAGAAGAAATGACTTATATTATGCCACTGTTGGGAGTTGGTACTACTACTGATACATGGGCTACCTCCGTGACTACTAATACTATACCCGTACCCCGCGATACTTCGGTGTTCCATGTCGGAAGGATTTCTATCTTTCGTGATACGGACACGAACAAGATATTTGCGCGTAATATCCAGACTGGGGATGGAAGAGAAATCTCCGAAAAAGAACTTGAGTTCCTTCTTCAGTCTTTCCTAGAAGCAAAATGACCATTCTTCAAAACTATAAATGGACGGGGAAGTTAACCCCGTTCGACCATCAGAAAACCACGGCTGAATTCCTGACCAGCAACGACAAGGCGTTCTGTTTCAACGAACAGGGCACCGGCAAGACCGCGTCCGTCATCTGGGCTGCCGACTATCTTATGAAGACGAACCAAGTTAAGCGGGTTCTCGTCCTCTGCCCCTTGTCCATTATGCGCTCCGCGTGGCAGCAGGACTTGTTCAAGTTCGCCATGCACCGGTCCTGCTCCATCGCGCACGGCGATGCCAAGACAAGAAAGAAGATACTGGCTGCGAAGTCGGAGTTCGTCATCATCAACTTCGACGGCTTGCAGGTAGTGAAGGAAGAGATTGAAAAGGGCGGTTTCGACCTTATCGTGGTTGACGAAGCCAACGCCTACAAGAACGCGCAGACCAAGCGCTGGAAGGTGTTGAAGGAACTCGTCATCAAGACGACCCCGCGCCTGTGGATGCTAACCGGTACCCCCGCTGCGCAGTCGCCGCTGGATGCTTATGGTCTGGCCCGGCTTGTGAACCCGGACAACGCTCCGCGTTACTTCGGCCAGTTCCGCGACATGACCATGTCCAAGATCACGCAGTTCAAGTGGATTGCCAAGTCCAACGCCGACAAAGTCGTGCATCAGGTTCTTCAGCCAGCGATCCGGTTCGAACGCGACCAGTGCTTGGACTTGCCGGACGTTACCTACGCAGAACGCGAAGCGCCAATGACCCCGCAGCAGGTCAAGTACTACAACATCGTCAAGAACCAGATGCTGGCAGAAACTGATGGCGAAACTATTTCTGCGGTTAACGCAGCATCCAAAATCAACAAGCTGCTCCAGATTGCTGGCGGCGCTGCCTACTCGGAGAGCGGTGCGATCATCGACTTCGACGTCTCCAACAGGCTGAACGCCGTCCTCGAAGTCATCGACGAAGCCCCGCACAAGACGCTCGTCTTCGTGCCATTCACGCATACCATTGATTTGCTTCGGGAATTTCTGACAAAAAGCGGTGTGGTCTGCGACGTTCTGGATGGCCGGGTACCCGTAGGGAAGCGCGGCGACATCGTCGAAGCTTTCCAGACTAAGCAGGACCCGGAAGTACTTATTATACAGCCGCAAGCCGCTGCCCATGGTCTCACTCTTACTGCGGCTGATGGAATTATTTGGTACGGACCCGTGACGTCCGTCGAAACGTACTTACAGGCAAATGCCCGTATTAACCGCCCCGGACAAAAACACCCGATGTTGGTAACACACATCGTAGGTAGTCCCGTGGAGAAGAAGATATACCAGATGTTGCAGGGGAACATCCTCAACCACGAGAAAATAACTGATCTTTATTACCAAGAAATAGCTTGACTTTGTCAAAGGTATGGGTATGTTGCCGGTGCGGTCAGTTGTGGAAGCTTCTCCACCTTCACTGGTGCCGCCACAAACGCCACGTACTGAAAACGCAGTGTAAGGAGAAGAAGTGACCGACCAACCCACCCAAACCGACAACACCGTCGCCAAGTACCTCATGGTCCGCAACGCCGTGGAAGATTTGAAGGAAAGACAGAAAGCCGAACTGGCTCCGCTGGAAGCCAAGCTTGATGAACTTTCCAACCAGTTGCTGGACGTCTGCAATGCCAACAACGCAGATAGTATTAAAACACCAGAGGGGACGGTAACCCGGCGCGTGTCTTCGCGGTACTGGACCAACGACTGGGAGCAGATGTATGGGTTCATTGACAAGCACAAAGCGCCCTTCCTGCTGGAACAGCGCGTACATAACGGAAACATGAAGCAGTTCCTTGAAGAAAATCCCGGAGCGTTTCCTCCGGGACTTCAGTCCACCAACAAGTATGTAATCCAAGTCCGTAAACCAACAGGGAAATAACATGACCGTTCAGTACATGCACCTAGACTATGAAAGTTATAAAGAACTGGAGCGCCAGATGCGCGAGTTCAAGGAAACCACCCATACCACCGTGTCTGGTTTCCACCACAAGAGCATCCGCCTTGTCGTGAACAAGGATTTCATCATCGAATACCACGGTCCGCTGGTCGCTGGCGGATACGACCAGAAAAAAGAAACCAAGCAGCCTGACAATAATCCGTCCGCACTCTGCACCCAAACCCTTCCCCTCTTTCCGGAGACCCACTAATGACCGACGTAGCCATCTTTAAAGACAAGAACGCCGTTACCACCAGTGGCAACCGTGCGCCCAGCGCACTGGCCAAGAGCCTCGCGTCGGAGTTCACCTTCCGCCGCATCCAGACCAACACCAACGGCACCTTCAAGCGTATCGTTAACGGCGAGCAGATCGGCAACGCCGTGCGCGGTGAGATCAACGTCATTATCGTTGATGCACTGCCCAAGGTCTCCCGCGTGTTCTATAAGAACAAGTACGACCCCAACGCCGAAGCTACCCGCCCGGATTGCTGGTCGAACTTGGGCGACAAGCCGGAAGCTGCTGCCGGTAATAAGCAGAGCGACAACTGCCCGGACTGCCCGCAGAACATCAATGGCTCCGGTGAGAACGGCTCGCGCGCCTGCCGCTTCCAGCGCCGGGTGGCCGTCATGCTCGAAGGCGACGAGAAGGGTGAAATCTACCAGTTCAACATCCCCGCCAAGTCGCTGTTCGGCAAGGGCACCGGCAACGTGCATCCGTTCGAAAGTTATGTGAAGTTCCTTCTGGCCAACGGCCAGTCGCCCGATGGCGTCGTGACCAACATCAGTTACGACCTGAACGCCGACAGCATGGAACTGCTGTTTACCCCGCTGCGTGAGATCGACGATGCAGAGTACGAACTGGTGATGGCCGCCCAGACTAAACCTGAAACCAAGATGTACACCGCCATTACTGTGGCCCAGAACGACAGCAAGAATGGCCCGAAGCCTGCACCGGCTGAGAAGAAGGCGGTTAATAAGGTTGAACGCAGCGACGAGCCCGAGGAAGAAGTTTCTGCGGAACCCAAGAAGCGCGGCCCGAAGAAGCAGGAAACTGCCGAAATCAAGCCGAAGTCGGACCTCGCCAAGACGATCTCTGACTGGAGCGAGTAATGGCTATTAGCCACGGGTACAGCAGCCACATCATCAACCAGAACAAAAAGGCGGACCCCAAGTTGCTTGGGGTCCGCTTGGGCAGACTGTGCATAAAGAACGAAGTGCCCGTCGCTGCGGTGATGAAAAAACTGTGTGTGAGTAAGCAGACAGTGTATAATTGGTTTAGTGGAACGTCTTCGCCTCAGAACTTGATTAAGCCCAAGGTCGAGGCTTTTATCTCCACTCTTTAAAATCTGATTTTCTACAAACCCCTTAGTGGCCGGTACGTAATTGTACCGAACGGTTTACCATGTCTGGCTTTGATCTCCTTACCGCCGTGCAACCATCAGGGGGATGGTTTTCGGTTGTTGGGATCAAGGACGGCAGCGTTAAACAGCACATGGTGGAGACCCGGGAAGAGGTCTCCATCTTGGTGGATCAATTGGTTGCCGCAGAACGTAACGTCTTTTTTGGGGTGGCAAAATTTAAGTCCGATGCTGGACGCACCAAAGACAACGTTCAGTCCATCAAAGCGTTCTGGCTGGATATAGATTGTGGTGAAGATAAAGCTGTACCGAACGAGAAGACTGGACGCCCTGCTGGCTACGCCAGCCAAGACGATGCCATCAAGGCACTGAAATCGTTCTGCAAATTGATTGGGCTTCCCAAGCCAATCATCGTCAACTCGGGACGCGGTATCCATGTCTATTGGCCGCTGGAAGAAGAAATAACCCGGGAACAATGGGAACCTGTGGGTGAGCGCCTGCGGGAACTTTGCGTCAAGCACGAGTTCCATGTTGACCCGGCAGTGTTTGAAGTCGCTCGCATCCTTCGCATTCCGGGGACGTACAACTTCAAGGACAACCCGCCGTCACAGGTGGAAGTGCTGACTGAAGCCAGCCCCACTGCGTTTGGTAAAATAAGAGAACTTTTGGGTGTCGAAGAGACCGAACCTAAACCCGCGCGACGCCCGCTGTCTGCACTGGCGCTTGCTATGCGCGGCAACGAAGTATCGTACTTCAACAAGATCATGCGGCTTGGCGAAGCAGGATGTCAGCAGCTTAACGACTGCTACAACAACCAAGAAGACCTTCCCGAACCCCGGTGGTTTGACGCGTTGTCTATCGCGCAGTTCTGCGAAGACCGGGACACGGCTATCCACAAGCTGTCGGACAAGCACCCCGGCTATGACTTCGACAACACAGAAGAGAAGGCCCGTCACAGCAAGGGTCCGCACACCTGCGACATGTTCGAACGCAACAACCCCGGTGGTTGTGACGGCTGCCCGCATATTGGCAAGTTCAGAAGCCCCATCGTGCTGGGGCGTGAGATACGCAAAGCTCAACCTAACGAGCGCGTCGAAGTAGAAAACGAACGCGGCGAAACTGAAACGCTTGTTATCCCGGAATACCCAGAGCCTTTTTTCCGTGCCCCTAGTGGTGGGGTGTGGCGGCGCGAAGAAAAAACAGGCAAAGAAGAGCATGATGTAGAGGACTTCATGGTCCTTGAACACACCTTCTATGTCGTGAAGCGCATGCGCGACCCCAATATCGGGGAAGCCGTAGTTATGAAAATCCACTTCCCGCACGATGGGGTAAAAGAATTTTCCGTAGCCAGTTCTATTATGGCGGACAAAACCAATCTTAGGTCCGAACTCGCCAAACACGGTATCCTGATTGGGAACAAACGTTTCGACGCACTAACGGAATATCTCTATGCATGGAACCGTAAATTACAATTCGACAAAAAGGCAGAGAACATGAGAATGCAATTCGGCTGGGCCGATGACGACAGTAAGTTTATCGTGGGCGACAAGGAGTTCACCACGGACGGACCGCTGCATAGCCCACCATCGGCAGTAACCCAGCAGCTTGCCGGGTTTACGCAGACCGAAGGTACGCTGGAGAAATGGAAGGAAGTGTTCGCGCTGTATGGCAGGCCCGGTCTGGAACCCCATGCCTTTGCAGCGCTGACGGCGTTCGGATCGCCCCTGCTCAAGTTCTTGGGCCAGCGCGGCGCACTTATTAACCTCGTCAATTCTCGGTCCGGTCAGGGCAAGACCACTGTTTTGCACATGTGCAATAGCGTCTGGGGTAAGCCAGATAGCCTGTGCTTGGTCAAGGAAGATACCGTCAACGCCAAGGTCGCCCGCGTCGGTATTATGAACAACCTGCCCCCGACCTTCGACGAAATGACCAACACCCGCCCCGAAGACCTGTCGGCGCTGATTTACAGCATCTCGCAGGGGCGCGGTAAGGACCGCATGAAGCAGTCCAGCAACGAGCTTCGCCACAACTCTACGACGTGGCAGTGCATTGCATTGTGCTCTTCCAACTCGTCGTTCTATGAGAAGCTGGCTGCGCTCAAAGCCAGCCCGGACGGCGAAATGATGCGCCTGCTAGAGTACAAGATCGACCACACGACTGCCATCGACGCCGCAGTTGCCAAGGACATGTTCGACCACCAGTTGATGGAAAACTACGGCCACGCCGGACACCTGTACGCGCAGTGGCTGGTGAACAATGCCGAAGAAGCCAAGACCACGGCGCTGGCTATTCAGGCCAAGATTGACAAGGAACTCAAGCTCACGCAGCGCGAGCGGTTCTGGTCTGCCGTCATGGCGGCTAACTTCACGGGCGGGCTGATCGCCAAGCAGTATCTGGGCCTGATCGACTGGGACATGAAGAAGCTCTACGACTGGGCAACCAACATGATTAAGGAAATGCGTAAGGATGTGCTGCCCCCGGCGACTAATTTCGTCGGTATCCTTGGCGACTTCCTGAACCGCCATATCCAGAACACGCTTGTCGTCAATGACACGGTGGACGCCCGGACCAAAATGCCGATGTTGCCGACGTCTGAGCCCAAGGGGGAGTTGATTATCCGGCAGGAGCCCGACACCCGCAGGATGTTCATCGCGGTAAAAGCCTTCAAGAAGGATTGCGTCGAGTACCAAGTTAACTACCGGGAGACGCTGCGGTGGCTGGAAGCCGAAGGTGTCGTGCTGGATACCGTGGTCAAGCGCATGTCGAAGGGCATGAAGGTCTCCACCCCCGGCGTCTACGCCTTCGTGCTGGATATGGACCACCCCGAGTTCGCTGGCATGCATCTGCCGCCAGCGAAGGAAGCCGTCGATGAAGCTGGAGGGAGTTAACTACCGCATCAACTGGCGGAAATTCCGGCGCGGGACGTCGTTCATGATCCCATGCCTTGACCCCAAGAAGACGAAAGCCGAACTGGAAGCTGTCCTGAAGCGGTTAAACTTACAGGTACTTATCAAGGTGGTAATAGAAGAGGGCGTACGCGGCTTGCGCGTGTGGAAGCTTTAATAGATACTGGGAGTTCGGGTGAGATTTCCCCTCTCCTCGTTGGTTGGTAACTTCCCCCGTCCTTAACTGGACGGGGGTTTTTAGTTACGGCTCTTCTCGAACATCTCGTCAAAGTACGCCGCCAGATCAGGGTCCGTAATCAACCCTTCCAGTGCCCGGTCGCGGGCTTCGGCATGACCCTTCAGCGAACGGTTGATGGTCTCCATGGTGATCGGCAGCGCCGGGTTCTCTATGTTGTACTCGTCCACGGCTTCGAACGCCGCGTCGATGCCGTCCTCGTCGTCCTTGCGGTACGCCATATCCAGAGCACTGAGGATTTTAGTGCGTTCCTTCTGCATCTTGGCGACGATGCGCTTGGCAGCGAAGTTCTTCTTCTGAAGCTCGTCCACTTCGCTGCTGGAGATGTTCAGCGTCTGCGCCATAAGCCTGCCGGTCGTGTACCACTCGGCGTCCCGGACTTCCGCGCCTTCGCGCGTGAGGTTACCTTCGGACGCAAAGCGAAGCGCCTTGGCCCCGCCACGGAAGAACGCAGGCAGCAGCTTCTCGATACCGCGATCCCAGTGACCGGCTTCGAAGTCGTCTATGGCTGCACCACCCTGTGCAACCATGCTACCGAACGCACCGAGCCCATAGTCGTACGCCATCTGGGTGAAGGCATCGCGCGAACTCTTCTCCGGGTTGTCGTTGCGGAACCACAACCCATCAAGGGAGACAGAGGAGCCGATGTTCAGGTCCGTCAAGCCGGAGATCGGACCCATCTTGACGCTGCGCTGGAGCGTGTTGGCCTGCTCGTCGGTCAGGCCGAACGACTTGGCGATGCTGCTTCCCTTACCGAAGAAGTCCGGGATGAACGACTCTTCGAACCACAGCTTGAGGCTCTTGGCTGCCAGCGGGTTGTCTTCGTCCAACTCGTCGTCATCGTCGTCCTTCATGGCGTTCTTGATGCCTTCGGCCAGACCCATGATAAGGCTGTAACCGGGCAGGCCGACAACGCCCGCGAACATCGTGGTCATGCCGAGCGTACCGAAGAACTGGATCGCAGCAGATTTTCTTTGTTCTTTGTCCGTGATGTTCTTGATATTGAGTAGACTGTTACGGATCAGGTACGACGTCATCTGGACCGGGAAGGTCATGAACTGGGTAGCGATGCGCGGGATAGCGCCCGACTTCATCAGCAGCGGCTTGTTGTACACCGTGTAGTTAAACAGAGACGCGTACACTGCATCCGCTGCCGCATCCGCCGCTTCCTCGCGGGTCTTACCGCTGTCCAGCGCCAATTCGTAAGACGACATGTACATGATCTCGCGGGACATGCGCTCCATGTGGTGGAAGCCACCGCTCATGATCGCCGCTACTTTGCCAAGCCCCTTATTGACCGGGGACTCGTAGGAAGCAGATGACTTATGCGACCGGGCAGTCATGTCCGCCGTGTAGGTGTTCATGAACAGGTCCCACTTGTCGATGGCCTGCTGGAACCCCCATTCCAGATCAGCCTTCCGTTTGGGGTCCTTCATATTGGTAATGTAACTGGAGTTAATAACCGTCGGCTGGGTCCAACCCATTTTACCGTTCGGCTTCTTCGTTACACCCAGCTTGTTGATGAAGTTGGAATACCGCGCCGCAACCTTCATGGTCTTGGCCAGCCCGTAACGAGACACCAGCACAGGGAACCCGACCACAGGAAGCTGCGTCGCCTGCACGAGAGCGGACTTCGGGGCGGATAGCATGTAGTAGAACACGGCCTTGTTACCCAGCCGAGCCAAGTTATCCATGTTCAGTTCGTTCGGGTTCTCGTAGACCATCTCCTTGTTGACCACCTTCTCCATGTGGGCAATCACGGTCTTCAACTTGAGGATGTCGTAGTTGGTGCGTAGCTTCTCACCTTTTTTAGGGTCGCTGGTGTCATCCGCAGGGTGCGGTTCAAGGGCGTCGTAGGCTTCGCTGATGGAGTTGCGGATTTTGTCTCCGTACTCCAGCTTGGCCAACTGGTTGGCAGCGGTCAGGTTATGCGCGATGAACACGCGCAGGGCGTCCTTGTCAAAGCCCGGAGTACCCTTGCGGTGCAGCATGCTCTTACGGATGTCAGACCCGGGAAGGTTGGCCAGATACATCTGGAAGATACGGTCCTTCAACTCGTCAGCGTCTGGGCTTTTCTTGTCCACCAACGCGAACAGGTCACGCAGCATGGCGTCAGACGCTGCGGTCTTTTCGCGCAGTTCCTTTGGGTTGTCTCCGGTTTTGACCGTCTTGTTGATCTTTTTTTTCTGTAAGTACTCTTCCCATTTCTTTTCCGCCGCGTTACGCGCGGTCGCGGACTCGAACATCTCAAAGTGTTCGCCGTCACCAATGCGCAGCCAGTAGTTACCGAAGCGGGACAACGGAGCATACACGCCGACTTTGCGGGCGTTTTCAAACAGCGCGTCAACCTTGGCCAAGGCTTTTTCTTTGTCTGTGCCTTCTAGCCCTATGTCTTCGATGTTCTTGACCAACCCGTTGTAATAGGCGTCAAACGTCTTCTTGTAGTAGTCCAGCGCATCTTTGTAGATGTCGAGACCCTTACCGTTCTCGTACTGCATAAGCTTATTTCTTATGCCCCAGATTTCCTTGATCTTCTCTTCGCGCTTGGTGATTTCCTTGGGAGACAGCACCGGCTGCTGCCACAGATCGTGCAGAACAGGATCGTTCTTCAGGGCGCTAACCAGTGAAGAGTAGTCCGAGACATTGAAGTTGTTCAGCGTGGACTGGTGAATAAGGTCAGCCAGAACCTCCGAGCCCTTACGCGACTTCTGCATGAACTCCACCCAAGCTTCTGACGCCTTACTCAAATCCCGGATACCGGCGGCACGCTTCGCAGCCATACCCCGGATGTTCTCGTTGATGTCCTCAAGCTGATTAATGCGTCCGCCGAACCACCGAGTGATATCTTCCGTGGTGAGGACGTAGAGGATTTTGCCCAGTCCGCTAACCGACATGGCTTCGTACATATTCTTCAGCAGCCCCAGTGCATCCTTGGAGCTACGGACATCGCGCATAAGCTCGCCAATGGAAGAGGCTTGTTCGTCGGGAGATTTCACACGGAACTTAAGCCCAGCAAAATCATGAAGCGGGCTTCCGGCTTTGTGTTTGTAAAGTTCAAGTTCTACGTGCGCGTCTTCTGCGGCTTTGCGGGCGATCTTTTTCTGTTCCAGAAGTTCGCGATTACCCCGTCTAATCTTACGTAATTCTTCGTACCGACGTTCCGTTTCGTCTGCGTTCTTTTGCAGTGCAGCTAAAGTACGGCGGTATCTTTCTCCTTGGATAGACGGAACACCGGGCTCGTCATTGGCGGGCTTCTGCATAGCCCGGGTGTCGGTACGCTTACCAGATGGGGTTGCCTTACGAGTAGCAACTTCACCCTTTTCAATTTTGGCGAATATACTTTCGGTGTTGTTAAAGCCATGACCAGACAACGCCTCGCGCACCGCGTGCAGGAAGTTGAGTAGACGACTAAGAAGTTTGGCTACGAAGCCATCGTTATATTTACCAGCCGCGCTATCACGGAATGCTTCTGCAATGGCTTCTTCAAGCTGCTGTTCCGATGAAAGGTTGGGGTACGCCTTAGCGATCTTGTACCGGCCCATCCATTCGTTCTTGGCACGACGTTCTAAAACCGCCCATTCCTTGTCGGTGAACAGATCAAGCGCCTTAAGGACGTGGATGATTTCGTGGTTAAGAGTGCCGATACGGTCATTCGCGCTCAGCGCAACCGATATAACGTCGTACGCAGCCTGACCAATAATTTCGGTATCGCCGTAAAGGATTTTGTCGGCAACAACCAACGCAATATGCCCAAGGTTAACTGCCTTAAGGCGCTTCATGAGATCAGCCTTGACCGCCTCACGTTCAGCAGCAAACTCTTCAGAGAATACACCCTTGGTGAGTTCTTCGCCTTCCACCGGGGTATCGGTCTTCAAAGACCGACGTTGACCCTTCTCCGCAAGAACCTTCTCAGTAACGCCCTTGGTGCCCTCGACCGCGCGCTTTTCGTTAAGCTCCTTGGTCTTGGCTTCGTACTGTGCCATCGCCTCCGGCGACAGGCCCATTCCCTTCAGTACTTCCTTAACAGGAAGCGCCCGTTCGTTTTCTGCTTTCTCTACAGCCTTGACGAATTTCTTCTTTGGCTTCGCGGGCTCAACCTTACCCTTGTCACGAACTTCAGCAGCGCGCTTGATACGGTCGGCTTCGTAAGCTTCCCGTGCGCGCTGTTCTTCTTTGGCTTCTTTATTCTTGGCTAGTTCAGCCTGACGCGCCGCGCGCTTCTCGGCTTTCTCGCGAGCGCGGATTTCCTTGTCCTCTTTCTTGAGGTCCAACTGCGCATCGTCTTGGCTTTGCGCCCTGTTGGTACGGCGATGTTCTTCCAGATACTTGGGGTGCGAAACCAGTTCCCTAAGCGCATGCAGGTTGGTGGCGGCGTCGTTAAACAGACCACGACCAATGGCTGTGGCAGCGTCACGCGCAAGCTGCTGTGCGTCGTTCTTCACCTGTGTCTTGGTATGAGAAGCTACATACCGCTTAAACGCGGGCCACTGGGAGAAGGCTTTAGCGTTATCGGAAAGCGCAAATGGGCTTTCAACGTCTTCTGTTTTTTCTCTAGCCCGGTATTTAAACCGTTCAAGATCACCCTTTTGCCGCTTTGGGTTAGTGGCCAAGTACGCCGCGACATCTTTTTGGTATTCAGGGTTTTCTTCAAGCTGTGACGACGCTTGCTTCGCCTCCCATGCAGCCAATGCTGTGTTATCAGCAGTGTATGGAGAGGTACCCAAATCTTTACCGACGTACGCCCCAAGCTCTTTGATCGCGGCGTCCACAGCGGGAGCAATAACGCCCTGAACGACGCTGTCATCTACATGCTCGCCTTGGTCATGCATGAGGTTGTTAAGGTGCTGGACATGACCAACCAAGACCGGAAGATGCTCTTCGTATGGCGTGCGCTTCTCTATGGCTTTGCGCAGGTCCTTCAAGTCCGGCTGCGGCGCAGTCGGCGGGGCCTTGTCTTGGGCGTCTATATATTTGACACGATCAGGAGTACCAGCAAGCACATCGCGATCAGCCGCTCCAAATTCAGGAGCGACAACAGGGGGAGAAAGTTTAACCGTCTCAACAAACTGCTTACCCGCCTCGTATGAAGCATTGGCCTTTCCTTTCGGAATAGCGTTTGTGGTGGTTGGCAGCCCGAGGGCTTCTTCTGCGCCGCGCCGGAACCACAGGTTCTTCCACTGCGGGCTGTTCTTGGCTTCGGTATGCGCAAGAGCGGTTAACTGAACAGGAGAAAGTGTGGAGGAAGCGGCTTCTGCGGGGGACGCGAATTGCGCGACCTCCTCCACGTCCCGTGTAGCAGCGGGAGCCTTCTTTTTACCACGTTTCTTGGGTTCGTCTAGTGCAGGACTGCTTCCGCCCGTTCCGCCATCAACTGGGCCAGCAGCCGGGTCAATGTTTCCCAGTCCGTCTGCGGGAGCGACATCAGCCGAGGCGGCAAGTCCTCCAGCGCCATCTGCCCCGTCAACAGGAGGAAGGCTCTCCTCAATTCTTCCGGTTCCAGTTGCTCCAGTTCCATTGGCGCGCTCCTTGAGGGGTTCTCCGGTTTCCGGATCGAGGCCCTTTTCTTTGCGGTACTCTTTAACTCTTTCCCACTGCTCGTCGGTGTACTGTTCGCGGAGCCAATCTCTTGGACGGCGAGTTTCCGCTGGGGCTTCTTCGACAACCTCTTCTTCCTCTTCGACGACAACGTCCGGCGCAACTTCCGGACGAGAAACAGCCCCAACACCGGCACCAGTAAGCGCGCCCAACGCGCCGCCCAGCGTAGCGGAACTGGCAACACCGCGCCACGTAGGTACATCAAATCCCTCGCGCTGAAGAGAAGTATTACGGGCAACCTGCTCCTGCCCTTCCTGAACAGATTCAGTCGCGGCTTCTTCCGCGCCGCTGCGCAGGGCACGTTTGCCCATGCCCTCGACGGCTTCTTCCGCTACCAGCTTACCAGTAATCTTGGAAGCCAGTCCTTTGATAGCTGCTGCTTCCACACCGGTTGCACCTGCCGCGCCACCGATAAGAGTACCGAGGAGTATTTGATCGAGGTTTTTTCCGCCGTACGCCTGCGCAGCTTCGGCAGCGGCAGCGGCTTTTTCTTCCGGGATACCCGCAGCGAGAAGTTCGCCTTTAACGGTTTCGTGGATGTCACTCTTTATAGTACCAGCACCAGACACCGCACCCAGACCGACACCCGTACCAAGCGCAGCCGCGCCCGCCGCACCGACGGGAGCGGTGTAAGCCGCAAGAATGCTGCCAGCAATTATGGGGGCGGACGTACCCAGAGCCTGCGAAACCAAATCAATCGGCGCTACGGTAAGCGCCTTAAGACCAGCCTTAACCTGTTCGCCAAGACCCTTGTCTTCGGCATCGCGCATGATCTCGTCAACACGCTTCGCGTCGTTCTTCGACTGCGCAGACATGAGGTTGCCGATATAATCTTCAGCTCCACGAAGTGTTTTGGATACTTCGCTATCCGCACCAAAAGCATCGGAAAGCATCCGAACGCCCATGACAGCGCCCTGACCAAACTTCAGGGGGACGTCGGCAGCTTGGCGGAGGAAGCCGGACTTTTCTTCTTCCGGCTTAGAAACAGGGGTAACAGGTTCTATTTCGGTTGGTTGGTACAGGCGCTGCGCCTGCGCAAAAATATCCGCTTCGGAAGCCCCGGGCGGTCCTTCCAGCGTCAGCCTTTTACCGTCCGGTGCTTCTACTGTGTATACGGCCATTCAGCGCCCAGAAGTTTCCACCCACCTGAACCTGCATTAGCCGAATTCATCGGTCCCGGCAACGCACCGCTACGCAAACGCTGGGTCTCGGCGGCGACCATGCGCTGGTATTCCGTTTCATAGAGGTTGGTACCGTTCTTCTTGTCTTCACGTGCCAACTTACGAAACTTCATGCCGAGATTAATGTCATCCGTGATACGCTTCTGTACGTTGTCAGCAGCCTTGTCATAGATACCAGCACCGCGATCTTCACCACCGAACTTACCCACAACGTATTCAGCGGCCTTGCCACGGTTTTGCGCGGTATCTCCGCCGGGCATTCCCTTGACGATCATATCCACCAAACGCTCCTGACCAGTGGCGCGGTTGACCTGAGCCATGCCAACGTCGCGGTTGATATCCTGACCACGACGCTGCGTCGCGTCCTGCATCTCCTGAATCTTAAGCTGCTGCTCACGGTCCGACATCTTCTCAAACTGCTGCACCGCAGACTTGTAGGCATCGCCCTTGACGCCGAACTTCGCCAGTTCGTTCTGGAAGCGGTCACGACGGGCTTCTTTCTCGTCACCGCGACGGTTTTCCAGCGCCTTCTGCATACCCGGCATGGCACCAGCAGCGCCCTTACCGAGGTTTTCCAAAGCGAACTGGGACGAACCAGCGGCAGTGCCGAAGCCGATTTGCGCCAGAGTGGTCCAAAGGTCTTCGTTCTTGCGGGCGGCAATGTCTTCCTTCGACATCGCTTCCATCTCGGGAGCCGCGCCTACTTTGCTAAGGTACTCAGCCATAAGCTGGTCTTTGGTCTGGTCCGGCTGAACTGGTGTTCTGCTAGAGATAGACGCAGCCGAACGACGGCCCGAGCCCGTACCGGGAAGTCCACGCTGGGTACCAGAAGAAGCACGGGCGCTCATCTGCGCAGGGATGATGGCTTCCAGCCCGGCACCTTCTTGACCGTTCGGAAGAGTGTACGGTCCCTTGCTGTACTTCAGGCGCTCTTCTTCCGCGACTTTAAACTGTGGCGGACGAGCGTCGGGAATACGCGGCGAGACAAGATTAACATCAGGTTTCGCATCTGGGGCAGCGTAGTCGATTGGAAGACCTAGCACCCGCAACTGACGAACAGCATCGTTACCCAGCAAGTCAGCAAAAGACCCCCGGTTTCCGCGTTTACCCGCGCCATACCAAGCGGGAGCCGGGATACCCTTCTCGTCCGACGGCACCCACTTTTCCTGCACATACCCGGGCAGTTTGTCGAAGTTAACCATCGGTTCCTTACGCGGCGAAGTACGTTCGTTGAATGAAGGAATACGCTCCCCCATTCCAGCCATGCTCGCGCGAAACGCTTCAGGATCACCCTTCGGGATCGCGTCCATCATTTGGCCAACCAATTCAGAACCACGCGGTCCTTCATACGTATAAGCCAAAGCATCAGCCAAACCCTTACCCGGCTTTGCACCTTCGGCTTTGCCTTCCATCTTATTCAATTCAGCGCGAGCCGCCATACGTTCTTCCGACGAAGCAGCCGGGTCAGAAATAATAGTCATTAGACGCTTGCGACGGGAAGAAGAGCTTCCGCCGTCAGCAAACGCAACAACACCGCCGCCAGCAAACGAGTCTTCGTTGAACGCGTGGTTTGGAAGAGCGGTAAGACCACCAGCAGCCATACCGGGGGGCTGCTGCGGCATCGGCTGTTGGGGAGGAGGCTGCTGCGGAGGGGGAGGTGCGATACCAGCCAACCCACTCGCGCCCGGCATAGGAGGAGGAGCCGGGGGAGCAAACACCTGCTGCGCCAGCGTCTGGGTAGGGGCGCTTTCCATAGACTGCGCCGACCGCATCCGGTCGATGAACATCCCGGCCATGAGCGCGGCGGTAGGATCAACCAAGCCAGACTGAACTGCCGCAGCGATCTTCTGTTTGTTTCCGCCGTATTCCTTGGCAATCCCTTCGGGGGCCTGAAGCGAATATGGTTTGTTTTCCATGTTACTTGCTCAAATTATAAAGGGAGAGAGCGCCAAGGCCCAGACCACCAACCTGCGACAGCATCGACGGCGGAGGCGCGTAAGTTGTAGCCGAGGAATTCGGAGTGACCGGAAGACCACGAAGCAGAGAACTGAAGTAGTTAAGTTGTTCAGTCGGGTAGTCACGCTGGCGAAGGAAGTCAGCGTAATCCGTATCGAGATAACGCTGCTCCTGTGCCTGTTGTTCGGCCCCAGCCGCAGCCTGAGCTTGCAGACGTTGAATATCCGTCTGCTGCTGCTGAGTACCCAACGTCCCAAGGGTCTGAGCGCTCTGAAGCGCCTGCGCCAAGCCCTGCAACCCGGAACTGGTTCCAAACTGCTTGGACTGTTCGCCCAACTGGGCAGCGGACCGCTCGGACTCAATGTTAGCCAGAAGCGCCTTAAGTTGGCTGTCTACACCAAGCTGCTGCGTGCTAAGTTTGGAATCCATGTTAGCGCGGTTGACATTATAACCCGCCGTACGATCACGTTCGAACTGCTGCTGTGCGTTCTCAAACGCAGCCTGAAGACCCTTAGCCTGAATGTCAGACAGGTTAGTACCGAGCGCGCGCTCGCGTTCCGTACCGGCCAAAAGCTGACGGGTACCACCATAAGTACCTTGGCGCGCCGCACCTAGGTTGGTCATCAACTGAGTTTTCTTCGCGTCAGTAATCGCCTCGCGCTTGGTGGCGTCAACGACACTTTGCATATACGGCGACATATACTGGTCGGCCTGCGCCTGACCGAACATCTGCGCCGGGTCCATCTGGTACTGGTTTACGGTGGGGGCGTTTATCTTCCCAAACGAAAAGCTGCTGGGGTTATACTGCCCAGCAGACAGCGAGCCCAGACCAGCGGAAGTCGCCAGCGTAGAGGCATCGCCAAACTGACCGGGGCGCTGGAGGTCGTACGCCTGCTGCTGCGCGTACGTCTGTCCCGGGGTAAAGTCTGCAATGCGCTGGTTCGGGTAGGGGGTGTAGTCCTGATACGACTGCGCCTGCCCGCGCTGGAGCAAGTTCTCGAAGTACGGCTTCGCGTAATCCGGCAGGTTGCTGGTAGTGTTCGTTATATTCTGGACGACTGGATCAGCCATGGTTCACCTAAACACTCAAGAGCCCGCGAAGGCCCGTATCTTCCCCACGGCCCGCGCTTTTGCGAGCTTTGTGGGCTTTGTTCATAAGAGAGTATAATTTAGCGGTTCCCTTCTTGGGATCACCGCCACCAATCCGGGCAACAGCCTCGGGACCAAACTTGACTTCATCGCGAGCGACACGCGCTTCCTGATCCCCGTCGATATGCGCGGGGATAGAGTCGCTGACGCCGTCACCGGGGCCATGGATAGGACGACCACCAAGGGTAGCAAGGATTTCCTGACCGGCGCTGGATGAACCGTTACCAATTTCAGAAACGGTACGGGCGTCGATGATGAAAGAACCATCCTGAAGGTCTTCGCCGCCAGCCGCGTTTTTATTGGTTCCGCCAAACAAACGATTTATGCGAGCGCCAATATCCGCCCCCATAGATGGTCCACTGATGGTGTTACCCAAAACACCACTCGTGTTGGACGCTGGGGCAGATGCGAAGTCTCCACCAATAGCGTTACGGAGAACATCAAAGATAGTCATCGGCAGCCCAACAAGCGGCCCCGCGACATTCGCAGCGGAGTTGAATATCTGGCCGGTCCCAAACCCAACCTTGGGGGC